TTCGAGGACGCGCACGCCGTGATGGTATTCGTCGGCCATGGTGAGTGCCTGTGCAGTGGGATGACACTGCACAGGCTGCCGCGCGCGCGCGGGTTGAGCGAGCTGGTGAGGTTGTAGCTAGTGGCTTTACAGGTGCTGTTCAGCAATCCATGAAGGAGCGGCCGGGCGTTGTTCGACGTCCGGGAACAGGCTTGACTGGGGCCAGTCGCGCAGGCCTTGGCGATAAACCAGCAACTCGGAAAATCGCTCCGGTGTCAGCGTGGTGGCCAACTGCATGTCCTGCTCATCACGGTGGCGTGTTACCAACCATTCAGTAGCGGTTACCTGACCATCACGCCAATAGCGCTCAGCGGCAGATTGTGCTTCAGCGTTGAGTAACCAAGAACCTGATACCCATACGTGGAACGGGCCAGGACGTTGCTCCGTAGTCAGATCATCGGGCAGGTCACCCAGCGCATCATGTTGTCGAGGATCACCGGTAACGATGTCATAAACAGTACCGCGATAGTCCGCAACAAGCTGCCAGGCTCTGCCGTCCTCAGACCGCACCACTGCCTGTCCGGCAACAGAGGCCGGGGGTGGATCAACATAAGCATTGGCTGGGATCAGCCAGTTTTCTGGCTCCAGCGGATCAGCATCGGCCAAGGACTGACCAACATACTCACGGGTGAATGGGTGAGCACAGTAGATATTCATGGAACCCCTCAATACTTGATGCACGCTAAAAGCGCGAGGTTGCGTGGGCGGGTTTCAGTACCACCTGTAGCCGCCGTGGTGGCAGTTGAGTTCGTTCCTGCACCGTTGGAGTCGGCAGACTTGTTGCCCATGGTGTCAGTGCTGTTCACGGTGAAGTCGTGATCGTGCGACTTCAGTTCGTCAGCCTGGTAACCGCCGAATGCTCGACCTGTATCAATCCCACGGCCATCATCCCAGCCACGAACAAACAGCCCTCGGAGGTCCGGCAACTGAAAGGTCGTAGCGCCATCTCCCGCACCGAATGTCGTGCCGATAGCGCTAAACAAACGAGAATAGGCCGTGCGGCTTACCAACGCGCCATTAGCCTTCAGCCATCCACCTGGCGCGGTGTTGCGAGCGAAGTGAGCCACACAGCCAGCAAACGTAGTGGAGATTGCAACAGAGACGCCGGCAACCGTTACCCACTTTGTATTATCGACCCCTCCCTCTGCGTCAACCTGCAGTGCCTTATCACTGAGTTTCACAGCATCAGTAATGCCATACCCTGCCAGAGTCGTAGCCAAATCAGCTTTTCCGGCCAGTGCATTAGTCATGGTGGCGGCGAAGTTCGGATCATCCCCCAAGGCTGCCGCCAGCTCGTTGAGCGTATTCAGTGCAGCCGGCGAAGAGTCAACCAATGCAGCAACAGCCGCCTGAACAAAAGCTGTTGTCGCCAGTTGCAGGGTGTTTGTACCAAGAGCCGCAGTAGGGGCTGTCGGTACTCCCGTAAAAGCCGGGCTCGCCAAGTTGGCTTTGATCGCACCAAGCGCAGCGACAAAAGCCGTGTTCGCCAATTGTAGAGAGTTCGTTCCAGGTGCTGCGGTCGGCCCCGTTGGGGTACCGGTCAGCACAGGGCTAGCCAGAGGTGCCTTGCCCGCCAGCGCGTTGAGCATCGTTGTCGCAAAGTTCGGGTCATTACCCAAGGCGGTTGCCAGTTCGCTCAGCGTATCCAGAGCCTCCGGCGAAGACGCGACCAGTGCCGCAAGTGCTGCTTGCACAAATGCTGTGTTAGCCAGTTGCAGGGTGTTGGTTCCAGGTGCAGCAGTCGGCGCCTTTGGAGTACCGGAAAAATCCGGGCTGGCCAACGGCGCCTTGAGGGCCAAGGCCTGGTCAATTTGGCTCCTGGTGTAAACGTCGGTCAGACCATAACCCGCAACGGTGGTTGGGTTGGTAGCACCTACCACGCGGCCGTACTTGTCCACGGTCACACTGCGATAGGTGCCAGCAGCAATCCCCGTGCGCCCAAAGGCCATTTCAAAGGCCAGGGCTGAGACACCCAAGTTAATTGGCCCATCGGTGACCAACTGCCATACACCATCACCGTTGATTGTGCCCTTCTCGACATGAACCAACAGACCCGGCGTGACCTTTGCGTTGGCGTCAGCATCTGCTCGACGCGTCCAGGCACCGGCCCCTACCACATAGATACCATTTTCCTTGACGGCGTCCTGATCCTTTACCAGCACCGCAGCACCCGCTGGCAGCACCACAGCATCAATGGTCTGCAGACCGCTAAGTACGATCGGCCCCGTGGTCGCAACCAATACCGAGTGTTTGAAGTCCTGCTTGGCCAGCTCTTCAGTCACAAACTCCCGCGTCGCCAGTACCACGCTGGGGTCAATCTTGAGCTGTACGTTGCTGGAGCTGCTGACCACCAGGTTCATGCGCACAATTTGAGTGCGGCCAGAACCCTGGCTAAGAAGCGGTTTGTAGGTTGGGGCGCAGTTTGCTACGGCAACCAGGTCGCCGTCGGTGTCGTACAGGCCGATCTCACGGATCCAGCGACCACCGATGTCGGCCGGGATGACCTGTTCGGCAACGATGATCGAGGCGTCCTTATCGTCGACTTTGAGTTGGTTCAGCGGTGCTCGGCGCCATTCATTGAGCAAACTGGTCTGACTGGCATTGGGCGTAGGGTCAGTGCCGTTGGCATCCCCCACAGCCATCTGGGTGATTTTCCACGGAATGCCCAAGGCATCCGCGTTGGCCTGCTTCGCCGCGCCCACATTGGTGAGGATGGCGTAGAACTGAGAATTCTGGTCAACCATGTGCAATTTCCAGAGTGTCGATTGTATGTTCGCGTCCACCGCGGCCGATGGTGGTGGTGACCTCGATGTCGCGCTGCGCAGGCGGATAAACGTCTAGTACGTCACCGTCCTGGATTGAGCCGCCGAGGTAGAACTGACCGTTCGCTTCCAAGCTGATGGTCAATCCGGTCAGGTGGCGGGTGAGGGGCTTGGCGTCATCGATCAACCAGGTCAGTTCCTGGTACATCTCCTCGGTGATGCCGGTATCGAGAACGCCGATTTTCAAAGCGAACGTGCCTGGCTCTCCTTCGGGCACGGTGTTGAACCATTCGACGACTTCGATCAGGTAGCCCAAGGGCTCTACCACTCGGCGTAGCGCGCCGATCGTGCCTTTACGCGAGTGGATGAAAAACGACGACCGGATAGCCCGCCGTTTCGCGGCTTCTGGCCATTTGCCGTCCCAACGATCGACAGAGAAAGCCCAGGCCAGGTAGGGCAGCAGCGGCGCGGGGCAGCGGTCAGGGTTGAGCAGGTCGCGGATTGGTACCGGTACGCGCTCGATCTGGGCCAAAGCCTCAGCGGCCTGGCGCTCCAATGCAGTGCTGTTGTCCGGCAGCAGGCTCATGGCTCGCTTCCCACGGACAACTGAATGTCGGTGCAGTAGGGCGCCTGGGCAAGCGTGGCGTTGATGTCGGCCCAGTCCTCCAAGACGACCTTGCGCACGCCCTCAATGTGCAGGGCTGCATGGATGGCCGACTCCGAAACTTGCATGCCCAAGCGTCGGCGTTGGCCGACATAGGCCCGCAGTTTCTGCTCGGCGGCAGCGAGAATTGGCTCGACTTCGGGGCCTTGGCTTTGCAGGAACAGGGTGGCCACGACCTGGTAGGGCACGACTTGGGCGCCCTGTACGGTCAGGCGGTCAGCCACCGGCCGACGGTCCTCGTCATTGAGGTAAGTGCGCACCAGGTCGAGTAGGGCAACATCGGCAGAGCCATCGGGCACAGTGGATTGAATGGTCACCACGGCCACCGCTGGCGAAGGACTGTAGGCCGATGCGTCTGCGACACGGCCAGCGGCTGAGCGGGCGTGGAAAACATAGGCGTTGCGGGGGCCTGCGGTGCTCAGTCCCTCGAATGCCATTTGCGCACGTTCGCGTAGGGCCTCGTCACTTTCCATCACCAGTGGTACCGGTGGGATGGCCTGTAGGGCAGCCGCCTGGATGACCAAACGCTGCACGTTGAAGTTACCGGCCACCTGGTCGAGGTCTGCACCCTTTGCGTAGGCCAGCAGCGAGGCGAGCGAAGCCTCGTTGACTCGCTGCCGCCATACCATCTCGCGGTAGGCGTTCTCCTGCAGCAGTTTGGTAATGGGCTCTGATTCAAGTTCGAGACGTCCTGCAATCTCGGCCTGCTCTTTGGCCGGCCATAGGCTGATGGCGTAGGCTTTGCGCTCGGCGATGATCTGCTCGATGTCTATCAGTTCTACGACGTCGGGCGCGGGGAGCTGGCTGAGGTCGATCGGTGTGAAAGTATTCATGCACTACCCCCAAGTTGAAGCGGCATGCGCATGCTGAATGGCTCATTGTTGTCGACCAGGACGCCTGTCAGTTCCAGTTCTGCCCGGCCGCTGAGACCGGCAATATCCAGCTGTACGCGGGAAAAGCTGACGCGTGGCTCCCAACGCATCAGAGCCATGACACTGGCGGCATAGAGACGTAGGCGGGTGGCGTCGTTGAGCGGCTGATCGATCAGCTCGGGCAGCAGGCTGCCGTATTCGCGACGGGCGATCCGCGTGCCCATGCGTGTGGTGAGGATGTCTTCGACGGATTGGGCAATGTGTGCCCTGGTCGTTACGGTTGAGCCGTTCAAGCGGTTCATTGCTCGGGTGCTCCTGACTTGCCAGGGCCTGGCATGACGCCGCCATGAGGGTGCTTAACCAGGCTGATACCGCCCGCGACCACGTCTTCGGTAACTGTCACCAAGCCTGTAATGGTCTGATTGCCGGTTTGGTTGTAGTCGCCTTCGTGGGTGATATTGCCGACGATTCGGATGCCGCCCGTGCTGACCAGGTCTGTGGTGCCACCGTCTGGCAGTGTGGCGGACAGGTGGTGGGCTTCACTGTCGTACTCGATAACGGCGCCATCGGCGTACGTGCGGCGGTGCAGGCCGGCACGGTCGCCATTGGCCTTGATCGATTCGCTGAAAATTCCGGTAATCGCTACAGCATTGGCGAGCTGCCCGCTCGGCGATAACAGCAGCACCTGCTCGTCGACGGTAGGCGGATCCCATTCCTGATCAGCACCGGCCCGTGGGGCCGCCCAAGGTATCCAGGTGGTGAGCAGGCCTCCTGTGGCCACCTTTACGCGAGGCGGCTTGTGTTGCACCTCGGCAACGGTGCCAAAGCGGATCAGGTTTTCCAGGATGCGGTTGATTTCGGCAATGCTGTTCATGCCGTCGAGGATCGCGCTCCGTGCGCGCGCGTGCAGCAGACGGTGACTGTAGCTGCCGTTCCTACAGGTCGAGGTGAGCGAGCACTGCGTCCTTGAGCTGCTCCAGATCTTCGCTGGAGAAGCCCAAAAGTTCCCGCTGCTCGTACTGTGCCATGGGGCCCCGTGGCGCGATTCGATCGCGCAGGCCGTACTGGTGAATACGTGCGATCCGGGCAATACGGCCGGTGAAACCGACCGTCACACTCTTGGCGTCGCCCTGGGCCTTGAGATAGCTGGCGGTGCGCAGCTTCTGGAACATTTTCGCCTTGCGCTTCACTCGACCCTGTTTCTCACGCAGCTTATGAGGCTTGCGCGGCGTGAACGCCGTACCGTCGGGGTTGTGTTGGGCTTGAATGCGCTGTTGTTGGGCGCGGCGTAGCTGTTGCGCCAGGGTACGGGCCAGCTTTGCGCGGCCAGCGGGCTCAATGCGCTGTAGCAACGGGCCGGCGAAGTCCGCCAGAGCGTCGAGGTCAGCCACGGTCTGGCCGTTTCGGGTGAGGCATGGTCAGGGCCATTCCATCGGGGGATGCGGGCGGTTGCCAGGATGCGAGCGGCTCGCCGTTGGCGTACAGGGTAATTTCTCCCTGATTCTCGTATGGGTCGTATTGGGGTTCATCGGCATGGCTTACGTCTAAGGTGCCGTCGGCCAAACGCTTCACTATCACGCGTTCGGTCAGCGGCAGGGTGATGCTGAGGTCCACCTTGCTCTGGTCGAGGACATCGGCCTCGAACTTGAGCCCCTCGGCAGACTTGTCGAGGTTGGCCAGCAGCTCCGACTGGTTGACCCTCAGCCAGCCCAGGATTGGCAGCATCACGCTATCCGGGTGGCCGGCAAAGTCGGTCAGGATGATCTGCAGCGTGTAGGCGTACTCGAAAGAAAGTCCCGCGGCTGCCGTGCAGCGTATCTTGCCGCTGTCGATGAACATGAGCAGCCGATCAGGGTTGGGCTTCAGGCCTGGGACGGCGGCGAGCAGATGCTCTCGCAGGCTATTGGGCTTGTTCATTGTTCACCTGGTGCAGGTAGACGCGATCGACTTGGGCGGCGCATTCGGCCCAGGCCGATTCAACGGTGTCCTGGTCGTTGAGCAGGTCGCCGTTGTCACTGGGGTTCGTTGCCGGGAGAGTGCACGGCACGACCACCGGACAGCCACTCACGATAAGCGTTGGCGCCGGTGAGGGTGGGGCGCTCGCGCAGCCGGCGAGCAGCGTCAGGCAGAGGCTGGATAACCCATTGGCGAAGCTCTTCGTTTTCATTGGTCAGGCTCACGATCAGGTGTTGTCGGTCGGCCAAGGACTGGCGCAGCTCGCCCTGGAGCTTGAGCAGCAGGGCTTGGCTTTCGCGCTCGCGCTCCAGGGTGGATTTCAGTTCGTTGGCGGTGGCCAGGTTACGACTGGCGATGCCCAGAGCGGTGTCGACCTTTTCCTGCAGGCTCTTGGTCTTCTCCTGCTCGGTGTCGAGGAGCTTCTGTTGTCCCCAGCCCCACAAGCCAGCGGCCGTAGCGGCGAGAAGAACGCCAACCAGCAGCCCGTCGCGAAGCTCCATCACGCGGCCACCTGTCCGCAGCCGCAGTTCTGGTGCCGTTCGAAGGCACGCTGCAGCTTCACGTCGTATAGGTTCCGTTTGTAGTCGGCACCGTTGTACAGCTTGGCCACGGTCGGCCACTTAAGAGCCTTCAGCGCCTTATGCAGCGTGGTATCCGCTTCGATAAAGCGGACGAACGCTTCGAACTGCTCCGACTCGTTGCGAGTCATCGCTGCAACAAAGTCCTGAACGTTGGCATAGCCCAAGCGCTGCCAGTGGAACCCCATAATCTGGAACGCCCCCCAGGAACAGGACTCCAGAGCTGAGGTGTCATCGAGCATGCGGGCATGGGCCAAGCGCTGATGTTCTGCACTCCCACCGATATAACCGCCAGGTTTCGGGTTGACCAGGGCAGGCTGCAAGAGAACAAGTTCGTCCGCATGCTGTTTGAGTTGCACCAGGTCGTCATCGGGTAGCCGCCGCTGCTGAAGCTGGCGGTACATGATGTGACGCTCGAACAGGATCACCGGTTTGCCGTTGTCGAGGAAACCGCGACCCTTGGATTCCACCTCGTTCAAGGCATAGACAGCGCCCAAGGGAACGCCCAGGCGCTTGGCCGCGTTGACCAGATCGGCGTTCTTCAGCAGTTGCTGGCAGTCGGCGCCCTGGAGGCTGTCGAGGGTCTTGGTACCGGCGATCCCATCGGCGACCAGGCCGATGCGGTGTTGGTATGCGCGCACAGCGGCCTCGGTGGCATCACCGAAAGCACCGTCCGCGATCAGCTTGGCGCCATGTTCATTGAGTTTGCGCTGCAGGTCTCTGACCGCCAGGGAGCGGTCACCGTGTCGGATAGCATTCATGCCTGTTCCACCTTGCGTGTGAAGAATTTCTTGGCTGCAGCACGGGTGCCTTCGACGCCCAATAGGCCGATCACCCCGCCGAAGAACGGCGCGGTCGATGCCGGGATGCCGAGTAGGGATAGGCCATGGCTGGCAGCCAAGGCCAATGCGCCGCAAAGCGGAGCCTCCACCACCATGCGGCGAAGTGTTCCTCCGCCGTAGATGATGCGTAGCGCCGCGATGACCAGGGCGAGCGCTCCGGCATACAGGGTTGGCCAGTTCTGTTCGAGCCAGGCGGCAAGCCAGGCCCAGGTGTCGGGACGGTCAGGCATTCGCATAATTCCAAGGTCCAGGGTTGTTGGGGGCAGGCTGGTGTTGGCAGGTGTTCAATCCCATAGGTTCACCATCTGTCGCTGCGGTGCGGTGGCCTCTAGATCCGGCAAGGTGATGAGCAGGCCGGCTGGTAGCACCGGGCCGTGATCTGCCAAACCGGGATTTGCGGCCAATACCGCTTCGCAAACGCCGGCTGTACGGCCGTAGTGCCGCCAGCAGAGCGCATCGACGGTGTCGTTTTGCTGGGTACGCAGTTGCTCGGCCATCACAACAACTCAACGGTTGTGCGGGAGACACCGAGAAAATCCCGGATGGCCCAGCGTTGATCGCGGCGGTAGTCATCAATGGTGGGCTCGTTATCGTCGGCCTTCTTGGCCCCGCTGCCGGAGCTATCGAACCCCCGGTACCGCTCGCAGACCTCTGCTCCTGCGGCGCATTCAACTGCGCGCAAGTACAGGTAAACCAACTGTGACGCGCCCTGGATCTTCTCACTTGGGACTTCGTCCAATGAGGCGTAGCCGGCGGCCTGTTTGGCTGCTCGCCATTCGACCAGGTCGCGGTTAACGCTGATGATGCCCGCGATCACTGCTGTTTCAAGCCGGGCACAGGTCACGCTGGAGTCAATGCGCAGGGTCTCCCGCAGCTTGTCCAAGTCGATCGACGGCCAGAACGGCTCGCTGTTTACGTGAGCTCCTGGGACAGAGGGGCTCGGCGCCAGACCGCCTGGAATGAATCCGCTCATGATGGCGATACTCTGAATAAGTCGGCGGTGGTCGGGACTTCACAGCTGAGCGAGATTCGCCGCTGATCCGCCCCGAGCCGCCGGGTTGCGTGGGACGCTCGGTTAGCCGGTGGGGCCGGCGAGTTTCTTGAGGAGCCGCTCGGCGCGTTCCAGATCCTTCTTGCCACCGCAGTGATCGTGCAGCTCAATTGCGCGCTTGAGCAGATCAATGCCGGTCTGCAACTGACCTAGTTGGCCTGGATTGGTAGCGTCCAGACCCTCTAAGTTGCCTCGACCCAGGGCCAGCTTGAGCTTGGCGCGGACCTCGTCGGGCATATCCTGCTTTTCGGTGAGGTCGGCAGTACGAACCATGACGTCGATGGGGAACGATTCGCCTGCCTTCTGTGCCTTGAGCGCCGCCTCGGCGACTTCCTCAGCAACCAGGCAACCAGTGGTCCGGTTGAAGCGGTTGGGCATCTTCAGGCCGTGCTGCAGAACGTACACCGCGACATCCAGGCCGCCAGTCCAGTCGCCGGCATCAAAGCGCCACAACATGACAGTGGTGACCACGTCATCTTGCGCACCGCGGCCTGCTGAGAGCACGCCGTCGATGTAGGGCTTGTACTCACCCAGGAGCTCGGCCTTCACCAGTGCTTTGTGTTGGGTTGACTGAACCTGCTGCAAGCGCAGCTGATCCTGTTGGAGCTTGGCGAGCATCAACTCGTAGTTGCTCAGGCCATCCATGAGCGCGGTCGGTGCGGTGAGTGCCGCCTCCTGGGCGGCACGCTTGCGCAGTTGGGTACGTTGGGCGAGGGTCAGGCTCATGGCTTAGACCTTCTCGATGTTTTCGACCAAGGCGCAGGCGCCGAAGTCTTCGACGACGTAGGACTCGTTGGACGACTGGTAATCAGCGACCTGGTCGTACTCGGGTTCGTCACGGATGTGACGGCGGCGCTTGTCGGTTTGGACGTAGATGGACAGTGCGCTCAACGGACCAACCCAGACCGCACCTTCGATGAAGAATGGAACGTCGTGTTCAATTGGCAGACCGCCAACTCGAGTCTTGACGATGATTTCGTCTGCGGCATTGGCCTCCTGGTTAGAGGTAGCGCCGTTCTCCAGAGCCTTCAGCTGCTTGGCGTGCAGCAATGCTGGGTCGATGAGGGCGACCAGGTCAGAGCGCTTACGGTGCCAAGGGTCCAGCAACTGGATGGCGTCGAATACCAGGGCGTCGAGCGTCTTATAGTCGCCAGTGGCGCCCAGAGTTACCTTGCCGGCGACATCACCCTCGTCGATGACACGCTCAGGCGCTCGGTCGCGCATTTTCTGCAGCCATCCAATGTTCACGTCTTGCAACATTGGGTTGGCTGCCAGGTCTGTGTCCGCGGCCGCACTGGTGCCGTTGAAGCCGATCATGATGCGGTCCAGGCCCTGGCGCTCAGCGATCGAACCAGACAGACGAGTCTGGAAGTCCTTGAACTTCGCCCAGGCGTCGAGCTTCGCATACGGCACAGCAGTGTCGAAGTTGGTTTTTTTGCAGGCGTAGGTATCAGCTTTCAGCGAGCTAACGTCACGTGGCTGACGTCGCTTGCCAGGACCGGTCGCGGTGCGGCTGGCGGTCGGACCATTGACGCCGAGCATGATCGCCTCACCTTCGGCCTCGTCGACCTGGATGATGTTGATCTTCTTCAGGAATGCGCTGGACTCCTGGATCGCGCTTTCAAGCTTCTGCGCGGGAGCCGGGGCAACGGTGTAGGCCTCCGCCGCCGAAGTGACGTCGTTGATCTTGGCTTGCTGGGCCAGGTAGCCGTTGTAGGCGATTCGGGTTTGCTTCTGCATGGTGGTTCTCCGAACTGGGGTGTGGTAGCGACTGGGGTCAGTAGTCAGCGACGACTTGGCCGTCGCCGCCAGCCATAGGGGGGCGCTTCTGCTGGGTGTGGTCTTCGCTTTCGCCCAGGCGCTTGACCAGCTCGTTGAAATCGGTGGACAGCTTGTCGTGCTTGGCCTGGAGCTCTTCGCGTGCAGCGCGCTCGGCAGTGAAGGCTTCGGCCTGTTCGACGCCGTGGGTGGCGAGCTGGTCGATCAGCTCGCCCAGGGCGGCGAAATTGGCGGCGTCCTTGCCTTCCTTTTCCTTGCTCTTGCCCAGGAGGACGCCAACCTTTTCGCGCAGGCTGGCGAACATGCTGGAGGTCTCAGTGAGCTCCTCGAATTCAAAGGCGGTCTCTTCCGCCGCGGAGAAGAGGTTGTCCTTGTCCTTTTTGCGGCTGGCCAGCGAGCCGTGCTGAGCGCTGAACGACAGTGCTTCGGTGCCAAGGCTGGCCGGGGTGTCGGTTACAGCGAGGCCAACCAGATAGGCTTTGCCGCTGTCGGCAAACTTCGGGTCAACTTCGATTGAGGTGTAAATCTTCTGACCCGCCTTGTTGAGGGCGATCAGCGCGTCATTCGGTTCCAACTGAGCAAAGAGGGCCAGCTTTTTCACGCCGTTGATTTCGACTTCTTCGGCTTTCAGCGCGAAGACATCGCCATAGGCGCCGAATTCGCCACCCGGCCAAGCCCACTTGATGTGCTCGCAGTTGATGCGGGCGCCGTATGTGTTTGGACTGTAGGTGCTCGCCATGTCCTCGATCCAGCTGCGCTCGATGTTGCGACCATCGGTGGTCGCGCCTTCGACGGCGATACGGGTCCATTTGGAGCGGAATTTCTTGGCTGGGGATTTGGTGCTATCGGACATGCCGGGAATCCTCATTGGGGTGGCGTTGTGCCTTGCGATGAGGGGCATGGTCCTCAGCCGGCTGAGCCACGGCAACGCGCTGGCTTTGTAGGCGGGGGGGCTACAGGGCGCGGCAGTGGGGCAACGCGCGCGTGAGCGTCAGCATCGGCGCCATGAACACTACCGCCCAACTCACGACCGATCCCCGCCGCCAAGCCAAGTTCATGTACTGGACGGGTTGGCGCATCACCGATATCGCCGATTACTTGGGCGAGAAAGAGAAAACAGTCCACAGCTGGAAAGCTCGGGATGGCTGGGACAAGGCCGACAGCGTCGAGCGGATTGGCGGTGCCTTGGAGGCACGACTCGTTCAACTGTTCCTCAAGGAGGGCAAGACCAGCGGCGATTTCAAGGAGATCGATCTTCTCCATCGCCAGCTTGAGCGACAGGCGCGCATTCAACGCTACCAGGGCGGCGGTACCGAAACCGATCTCAACCCGAATATCGCCAAGCGCAATGAGGGACCGAAGAAGCAGGCTGTGCGCAACGAGCTGAACGAGGAGCAGATCGAGCTGCTCGTCGAAGCCTTCCGCGACGGCTGCTTTGACTACCAGTTGGATTGGTATCGCGCGGGGAACCAGCGCACCAGGATGATCCTCAAGAGCCGGCAGATCGGGGCCACCTTCTACTTTGCTCGGGAGGCGCTGATCGATGCGATCACTACAGGCCGAAATCAGATCTTCCTGTCTGCGAGCAAGGCCCAGGCCCACCAGTTCAAGACCTACATGCAGTCGTTCCTCAATGAGGTGCTGGGGGTCAAGCTGACCGGCGACCCGATCGTGCTTTGGAACAACGCGGAGCTGCACTTCCTCGGTACGAACTTCCGCACCGCCCAGGGGCGGTCGGGCAACTTCTACTTCGACGAATTTTTCTGGGTTCACGGCTTCGCCGAGATCAACAAGGTCGCGTCGGGCATGGCGCTACAGAAGCGGTGGCGCAAAACCTACTTCTCTACGCCGAGCAGCATGGCGCACCAGGCCTACCCGTGGTGGACAGGGGAGCGCGTCAACAAGGGCAAACCAACCGCCCAGCACATTCAGCTAGACGTCAGCCATGAGGCGCTTCAACAGGGCCGGCTGGGCGAGGATAAGATCTGGCGGCAGATCGTCACGATCATGGACGCCGAGTCCCGCGGCTGCGATCTGTTCGACCTGGACGAGTTACGGATGGAGTACGACCCCGCCGCCTTCCAGAACCTGCTGATGTGCCAGTTCGTTGATGATGGGTCGAGCATTTTTCCGCTCTCGATGCTGCAGCCGTGCATGGTGGAAAGCTGGGACTGGCCGGGCTACAGCCCTTTTGCGATGCGGCCATTCGGCGAGCGTCCGGTCTGGATCGGGTACGACCCAGCCGAGAGCGGTGACTCTGCCGGCTTGGTAGTACTGGGACCGCCGCTGGTGCCGGGCGGCAAGTTCTTCGTCCTGGAGCGTCATCAGTTCCGCGGTATGGACTTCAACTCTCAGGCCGAGACCATCCGGCAGGTGACTCGCCGCTACAACGTGACCTACATCGGCATCGATACAACCGGCATGGGCAGCGCGGTGGCGCAGCTGGTGCGCCAGTTCTTCCCTGCTTTACGGACTTTCTCCTACAACCCCGAGGTCAAGACTCGCCTGGTGATGAAGGCCTGGGACGTGATCAGCAAGGGCCGTTTGGAGTTCGACGCTGGGTGGACAGACGTCGCTCAGTCGCTCATGGCCATCCGCAAGACCATCACCCCAAGTGGTCGCCAGTTCACATACACCGCGGGCCGAAACGAGGCCACTGGCCATGCGGATCTGGCCTGGGCACTTTTCCACGCATTGCACAACGAGCCGCTGGAGGGCCAGACCGTGGCCAACACCGGAATCATGGAGATCTATTGAGATGGGCACTTTTGAGCAGGCCGGCACTGTGCCGGCGAGTGTGGACGATCGGCTGGACGGCCCGGCTGGCAAGGCTGAGGCATTCACCTTTGGCGAACCGATCCCGGTGCTCGATGGCCGGGAGGTCCTAGATTACCTTGAGTGCTACGATAATGGTCGCTGGTACGAGCCGCCAGTGTCCCTTGAGGGCTTGGCTCGTTCATCGAAGGCCAGCGTCTACCTGCAGTCGGGTCTGATCTTCAAGCGGAACGCTCTCGCACGGACCTTCATTCCTCACAGGCTATTGAGCCGACAGGCGTTCGAGCAGATCGTCATGGACTTGGGATGGTCCGGCAACCTTTACCTGGAGAAGCGCGACAACATGCTGCGCCAGGCTCTTGGCTTACGACCATGCCTGGCGAAGTACATGCGTCGAGGGTCGGACCTGGACACTTACTACCAAGTGCGAAGTTGGCGGGATGAGCACGAGTTTCGTGCAGGGAGCATCTGCCATCTGCGGGTGGCGGATATCAACCAGGAGGTCTACGGACTGCCAGAATGGCTGCCAGCGCTGCAGGCAGCCCTGCTCAATGAGGCGGCGACTCTGTTCCGGCGCAAGTATTATCAGAACGGTAGCCACGCCGGCTTCATCCTGTACATGACCGACGCGGCTCACAACGAAGATTTCGTCGACGACCTGCGCAAGGCGATGAAAAACAGCAAAGGGCCGGGCAACTTCCGCAACCTATTCATGTACGCACCGAACGGGAAAAAGGACGGAATCCAACTTATCCCGATTAGTGAGGTTGCCGCCAAGGATGACTTCGGCACGATCAAGAACATAAGCCGGGATGACCAGCTGGCAATGCTGCGCATTCCGCCTCAATTGATGGGGGTGGTGCCGCAAAACGCGGGCGGCTTCGGGTCAGTGCGCGACGCCACTCAGATATGGGCACTGAACGAATTAGAGCCTGAGCAGGCAAGACTGTTGCAAATCAACGAGTGGTTGGGCGAGGAAGTGATTTCGTTCCGACCTTACGAGGTACCGGCGAGCGGGGGCTGATCTCCGCGTATTGAAAGAGCCGCCATGCAGGCGGCTTGGCTGCAAGCGCTTGTTTAATTGTCTGCGCGAGCTCTCGCATCTTTTTCCTCAGCAGCCGCCCGCGCACCTTCAGGCACCAATTCGTACAAGGCCTTCAATTCTGCTGGCTCGGTTATGCCTTTATGCACAATCAGATTAAGCATTTTGAACATTTTTGACGCGACTAAATCGACGTCTGCTGCATCCATCTCACCAGGATGCACTGCATTGTTGCCTGTAATCCTCACAGTGTCCGCAACATTAATAAGCAGTTGGGGGAGGACGCCTTTCTTGGCTAGCTCTCGAATATCGGTATCGATTTTATCGCCCTTCTCTCCCAGATGAACGCAAAGCTTCTGAAGCGCGAGTCGAAGTAGCGCTGCTGCTGCTCGGGGAGACACCCCAAAAACCGCTGCTGCTTCCTCGTAATCCTTTCTAACGTCCTCTGGCATATCTGCAGCTGGGCGCGGAGCTGTGGTCGAAAGTGGGTCCACCATCCGGCGCTGGTCTCTTCGCCAAAAGCTTGGCTCATCGCACTTCATGCACAGAGCTCCCTCCAGGATGCTGAAGCCGGCGTTCTCGTAACGGAGATTCCACCACGTCATGTGCGCATATGCGCCGCAGTGAGGACAATTGAATGCCTCCAAGCGGTACTGCGGTACCACTGTTTCCATTGCACTTTCCTTATTGACTTGTTGTACCCGATGACCGCCGCACTCATTAATACCAAACCATCGGGAAATGTCTACTGGACCCGGGCGCGCGCCCTCGTCCCCCCGCCACGCCTGCGGGCTAAATATGCTGGGATTTCTGCACCCCTGCGGAGTACTGCGGGCGGCCCAGGAGCGGGGCCCTCTGCGGTTTTGAAATAGTAATCTTCCCTGCGAATCCCTGCGGGGAGGCAGCTATTGAAGGGTAGGTGATGCACCACCCAATGCCCTGAGCTGATACGCGCTGACAGCTTGGAATAGTGACTCAGCTTCGAGGCGCAGCAATTCAACCTGGTCGTCAGGTAGAACCCCTTTCGCCTCGTGGTATTTACGAAGTGCGGCCATCGCCTGGTTCATCAGCGGTTCGCTCAGGACCATCAATTCGTGCAATCGTTTTCCATCAAGCTTGGTCATGGGACCTCCTGCGAGATCCTTGAATTGTAGGTATCAATCGATGCGTTATCGGCCATCTTTTCAGGATGGCCATCAAAAAAAGGTAATTTCGGTTAGGAGGGTAGCCAGGACATGCTGCAGGCCTTGAACTGTAAGGGTTCCAGCGATTACCTAAGAAGGTAAGTTGAGGTAAGGATAAAGGTAATTTTTTATTAAGCGACTGATTTTAAAGGGTTTTGTATTTTTGTGATCCAACCTCGGTGGTAGGTAATTAGCTTACCTTTCAATTACCCTAAAATTACCTTTTATCAAATCTCTCAACACCTTGATTTATAAGGCTTACAGGGCTTTTTTGAAAACCAATTACCAAAATTACCTTTTTTTGATGGGTCAACCTGAAACGGCGATTACCCCTTTAGGTGCCGTCCTTGCGAGTGACGTGTGCATCCGCGCTGGGAACACTCTGGGAACAAAAACGCTCACGCACGCACACTAAGGCCCACGGAAATCAAGGCCTCCAGCCTGGCACTGGCGTTTACGTTGAGTTCGAATCTCTACGCTTCCGCCATATTCAAAGCCCTGATTATTCAGGGCTTTTTGCGTTTTTGGAGGGCGGAAAACTTGACGCTGAAAAGGCAAGGTGTTCCGCATCTTTTCGATGGTGTTCCGCAACTCCTCTGTAAAAAAGGTTTCATCGGGTTGGTTTAACGATCTCCCCGACGCGGCGGTAAACAGTCTGCGTGATCCGCTTATCGGTGTGCCCTAGTAGCCTACTCGCGTGCGCCAGGTCTTCAATTTCGCTCGCTGCTTTGGGGCGGATATCGCGAAACTGGAATTTACGAATGCTGTCAGCCAGGACGCTATCAAGGTCTTCCATCGCTTTGGCGGCGGCCTTGGATCTCGCATCGTCAAAGCGAAGGCGCAGCATCGCTGGCGTCACGTTGCGGCCGTCCTCTGTCACGATCAGGTAAGGGTTGCGAACCCCTCGCGCCTTGCGTTGGCTCAGAAGGCGCTCAACCAGTATCCCCAACTGGCTGGTCTCTGTTTCCGACTCAAGACGTATCCTCAGTTTTTTTGTCGTTTTGCCTTGGGCGAATTGCAGAAAACCATCAACCACGTCTGTCGCCCGGGTGGCCAGTACATCAGCTGGGCGTTGACCGGTCAGATAACCCAAGTCCATTGCATCGCGCAACTCGGAAGTGGCGTGTTCGTACACCGCATCCCAGATCGCCGGTCCTGCATAGAAGTCCCGAGGAGTCTCCTTGTTCTTGCGGATACCGGTCGCTGGGTTTGGGCGGTCCGTAATGCCCCACTCCCTTGCCATGTTGAAAATGTGAGAGAGAAGGGCGATCTCCCTATTCGCCCTAACCTTGCCTGTCCGTCGATCTCGATATTGGGCAAGTACTTGAGGCGTAATCAGCTCCATCGGGGCATCATCGAAGGCTTTGCGCAGCTGTTTGAGCTCGGCCAGGTTGTCCTTCTGGGTGCGCGGCTTTTTGCCCGGAATGACATCCCTTTCATAGCGATCGAATAGCTGCCCCAT